GTGGTTCCGGATAAAAAGAAGAACGATAAGAGCGAAAAGTAAATGGCCTACTGCATCCAGGACGACATCCTGAACCAGCTCGAGGAAAGCGCGCTCATCGAACTCACCGACGACGAGAACACGGGCGCTGTCGTCGATGCCGTCGTCGCGAGAGCCATCGCCGATGCGGACGCGACGATCGACGCCTATTGCCAGGGCCGCTACAGCGTTCCCCTATCTCCGGTACCCGAGAAGATCCGCCAGGTGAGCGTGGATATCGCGATCTACAACCTCTACTCCCGGAGAGGCGACGTCGTTCCCGAGGTCCGAAAGGACCGCTACCGGGAGGCCGTGCGGTTCCTGGAAAAGGTAGCGGATGGGAAGATCACCCTGGGCACGACGACTCCGAGCCCGACAAATACCGAGAACACCGTGAACATCGATGGGAGCGACCGGATCTTCACGCGGGACAAGATGGCGGGTTTTTAGATGGCCTACGAGATTGAAGACATTGAGGACGCGATCATCACGACGCTGGCCCCTCTCAAGGAGACGGATTCCTTGGGCGTACGTACCGTGAAGAGCTATCAGGGGGAACTCGACAGCGAGGAGGACCTCGCACGTGCGGCGAGACTGGTTCCCTCGATCTTCGTCGTTTACGGGGGCTCGCGCTATGAGGACCACGGATCCCGGAAGATCGAGACCCTGAGCTTTCTCCTCTTCGTCTGCGACAAGAATCTCCGCACGGAAGAAGAGGCCAGGCGCGGCGGGAGCTCGAATCCCGGCACCTACACCATGCTGGAGGGGATCCGGGACCTGCTCTACGAGAAGCGGCTCTCGCTCGATATCACGCCGCTCAAACTTCTTAGGGAGGATCCCGTCTGGTTTGGGAAAGGGATTTCGATATACAGCGCCGAGTATGAGATGGCCCAGGCTCATCTCTACACAGGAAGCTGAAAAGGAGGATCGTTATGGAAAACGTGAATGAGGGGAAGACCCGATATTTTGATGCTTCCGGCAAGGAACTCTCGGAAGCGGAACATCTCAAGCTCACGAAAAAGTCCGGGGCCGAGACCCAGGAGAAGGAGGTAAGGGGCAATGCTACAGGCAAGAACGCAACTGGCGGCAAAGATTGAACAGACGGAGGGGACAGCGGAATCGCTCGCTGGCGCCGATGCCCTCCCCGTAATGAATCCGAGTTTTAAACCCAATATCCTGGTATCCGAGCGGGATAACACGAGCGCCTCGCTCTCGAGGTTTGCCGGTGTTCCGGGCCTTCGCTCCGCCCAGATGGAATTTGACGTGGAGTTGAAGGGATCGGGCACCGCAGGAACGGCGCCCGCCCTGGGGAAGCTCTTGAAGGCTTGCGGGTTCGGAGAAACCGTTGTGGAATCCACATCGGTTACCTACCTCCCGGCTTCGGCAAGCATCAGCTCTCTCACCCTGGCCCTCTACATGGACGGCGTGATCAAGAAGATGTGGGGCGCGAGGGGCAACGTATCGCTCAAACTCGAGCATGGAAAGCACGCCCTTTTGCACTTCACGTTTACCGGGGCGGATTTTTCCGTGACGGACGGAGCGCTTCTTTCCTCGGGCGTCTCTTACGAGACTACGATGCCGCAGCCCTTCCAGAACGCCTCTTTCACCGTCGATTCCTACGCGGCCCTCATCGGCAATCTCGAATTTAACATGAATAACGAGGTCGCGCTCCGGCCCGACGTGAATTCCTCGAGCGGCTACAAGAGCGCCGTCATCACCAAGCGCAAAGCCTCGATGACGATGGATCCCGAGATGGTCACCGTCGCCACCTACGACTTCTACGGCAAGCTCCGGAGCGGGAACCTGGGAGCTCTCACTGCGGCGCTCACCGGCTCGGCCGGGAATATCTGCACGATCACGGCTCCGAAGGTCCAGTTCGTGGGGATCAATCCCGGCGAAAAGAGCGGGATCCGGTCCCTGGGCATCGACTGCTGGCTCAATCGTAACGCCGGTGATGACGAACTCTCGATTGCGCTCACTTAAAGGAGGGGAAATGGAAGAGAGAAAATACGAGATCGGCGGGAAGACCTATATTCAGAGGCCGCTTGTCCTGGGACAGATGAGGCAGCTTCTCGATCTCCTAAAAGGAATCACCATTCCGGCCGGAACGGACGCCTACGGACTTATCAATGCCTTGGGGGACAGCCTGCCGCAGGTGCTGGCCATTGTCCTTACGGAAGAGGGCAAATCGCCGAGGGATAAGAACATGAAGGAGGCGGCCGTCGAGATCGAGTTTGCCATAACCCCGGAACAGACGCTGGAGGTTGTTGACCATTTTTTCGAATTGAACGCGATACCCTCACTTTTGAGCCGGATCGCGGGGATGGCGGAGAAGATCGGCGAAAGGATGACAGAGACTGGCTCACGGAAATCTGCGTTCTCCTCTCAGGAGGAGACGTCACCAAGCGGGACTGGATCACCTGGAACGTCACATTGAGAGAAGCAAGGGCATGGGCAAAAGAAGTTCTGAAACAGCGGTATCAATGGATGGAGATGCTCTTCGGCAAAGGGGAAGAAAAAATGACCTTGGAGAGGAAATCGTGCCGTCATCCGAACGCCTGCGCCATGTGCCGCAAGCACTGCCCCGAGAGGATGGGCGACGTATAAGGGAATGAAATAATGCCGACCACCCAAGAACAGATGAACCTCATTATCTCGGCTGTCGATAACACGAAAGCAGCGGTCGGTTCCGCTGTAAATAGTTTTAAATGGCTGGGAACTTCAGTCACCCAGATATCGACCCAGTTCACCATGATCACGGAGGCCGCAAGAAGAGCCTTCGCGGTTATGGAAAAAGGGTTTAATGAAGTCAGGGACGCCGTCGACGGGTACAATATGGCTGTGATAAAGGCGGCGGCCCTTGTTACGGGAATGATGACGAAGGACGATCGGCCTTTGGCCAAGCGGTATGCAGAAGCCAAGGATTATGCTGAAGGTCTCGCCGTTGCCTTGGAGGACATCGATAAGCGGACCCTGCTCACTGCCCAGGATCTGCAGGGGATCACTGAAGAGATGGCAAAGCAGGGCGTGTTGCTGGATTATAACAATCAGAAACAGGTCAAGGGTTATGAGGCCCTTGCCAATGCCCTGGCAGTGATTTCGGCGGGCTCACCCAACAAGGCCATTCAGCTCCGACAGGAGGCCCGGGCGCTCTTGCAAGGCGAAGTGAACGTCAATAGCCAACTCGCCATGATCCTGCAATCCCAGGTGGGGAATCTCGAGGCGCAGGTCGCACTTCACAAACGCCAGGGGGACTTGCTGGAATGGTTGGGAGAGCAGCTGGTCGGGTTTACAGCCGCCTCAGGTGACATCTCCGCCACGTGGGAGGCCATCCAGACATCCCTTGAAACCATTTACAGACAAGTCCTTCGAGGCGGACTCGGCCCCGCCTTCAAAGAGATTGTTGAACTGGCAAAGCGACTCTCCGATTGGGTCACCGACCACAAAAACCAGATTCAGACCTTGCTCGTCGGAGCCTGGCAGTCGGTGAAGGGCGTCGTTGAAACGGTTGGAAATCTCTTCGCAGGCTTCAAGGGAGACCTCGGCCCCATAAGAGACCTGACCATGACGATCTTGGAGGGCTGGCGGGCAATCGCTACCGTTTATCTACCCCCTCTTGCGGGTCTCGTGAACGCCATTGTCCGGCCGCTCTGGGACATGCTCCGGACGCTCGGAAATATCGGCCGTGTAGCTGCCTTGATTATTGCCGGTGATTTTTCAGCCGCGGATAAAGCCTTCGGAGATATGAAGGAGTCCTGGGAGGACTGGAAAAAGTCTTCCGAAAATGTTGTGTCGGGAAAAGCTCTCGATTCCTACATGGATGAATTTAGTCGTCGCCTGATTGAGTACGAAAGGGCGTGGGAGCCGGGAAAGTCGAAAGGTGCTGCGACGGTTCCAGGCACGTCGACAGCAAAAACAGACAAGGAAAAGGCGGAGGCTCAGGCCGCAACCGAGGCTTGGCTGAAAAACGAAGTCGCTGCCATCAAAAAACGGGAGGCGGAGGCAATCGCCTCACTGAAGATCCAGGAGGCGGAGGCGGAGAAGAACCAAAAGAGCGGCCTGATATCTGAGCTGGAACTAACGGCAGAAAAGAGGCGGATCGCCGAGGAGGAGGGCCAGGCGCATGTCTTGGCGGTCGACATGGAGATCGCCGCACAGAAAAAGCTCATGGCCATGAAGGCCGGTAATTACAAGGATTCGAAGGAGCAGATCAAGGAAGAGGCCGCGATCCGGGCGGAAATTACAAAGCTGGAGACGGAACGGAACAAGATCTTCTCCGAAGGAAAAGTGAAGGGTCTGAAGTTCGACATTGAGGAATGGCATGATATTGAAAAGCAGATAAGCCGCCTCAAGGCTATCCGGGAAGGTGAGATCAACGACCGGATTGCCGCCCTGGATCTGGCTGAAAAGGAAGGAACGTTCCACAGGGATACGATCGAGGAGCGGATCCGGCTGATGGAGGCGTTAAAAGGGATCCAGGAATCCTATTTATCCACCCTGGACAAACAGAAGGATCCTGCCTCCTGGTATGCCCAACTTAACGCCATCAACCAGACAAAGAGCAAGCTTGCCGAATTGCAGGGCGAGATGAGACCTGTTTTTACCAGCCTTAACCGCTATGCCGATGAAGCGACGGATGTCTGGAAGAATGTCGGAAATGCCGTAAAAAAAGTCTTCGACGGCATGACCGACGCCCTCACCGATTTTGTTGTTGACGGAAAATTCAAGTTCACCGATTTTGCCAATTCTGTGATCCGGGATCTGGTCCGGATCGCGATCCAGCAGCAGGTAACCGGTCCTCTTGCGTCAGGCATGAGCGGTTTATTAGGCGGGAGCGGCGGGGCGACGGCAAGTATTTTTGACTTGTTTAGCTGGGCCGGGCCTGGTTCCGGCTTTCACCAGGGCGGCACCGTAGGCGGACCTCCATCATTTTATCGCCTGGTTCCGTCCGCGGCCCTTACCGATCTGCTTCCCCGCCGCCACGGCGGAGGCCTTGCCCCGGATGAACGCCTGGTGATCAATAAAGTCAACGAGCGCTACATCTCGGAAGAGCAAAACGAGTGGCTCACGGGTGTGGCCAGGGCCATGTCCGGAGGCGGTAAGTCCGGAGGCGACGAGAATCACGTCCATGTCCACATGACGATTAACGCAATGGATTCGCAAAGCGTCTCCCAGAACTTGGCTAAACACAAAAACGAGATCGTCGGTATGGTTAATCAGGCATTCAACAAGATCGGAAAGAGGGGGCCCCTGGGATCATGAGCGGCACATTCCCATCAGCTCCCGGATTCTCGGCCATGAAATTCACCAGCGTCCAGCCGACTTTTGTATCGGTAGCTCACAGCCTGAAGAGACAGGCTCGGTCCCGAGGCGGGGCGCAGCGCTGGGCCATCGAAGCGAGCTATCCGCCGAGTTTAAGGCGAGAAGAACTGGCGCCGGTATTAGCCTTTGCCCTGAAGCAGCGCGGGCAATACGAAGTCTTCACGCTAATTCCGCCCGCCCTCTGGTCGACGGCCCGGGGAGTCGCCACGGGGACCCCGAAGGTGGACGGGGCAGATCAAACGGGCCGCACCGTGAACACGAAGGGCTGGACGCCGGGTATTACGGGGATACTTCTTGCCGGGGATTTTTTGAAATTCAACGGCCAGGACAAAATCTACATGGTCACGGAGGACGCCAATTCGGACGAATCCGGAGAGGCCGCGATCACCATCGAACCGGCCCTCATGGAGTCGCCGGAAGACGAGGAGGTGATCGTTGTGACCGATGTGCCCTTTACCGTGTCCCTTGCCTCCGATGCTCAGGAGTTCGCTCTCAACCCGCCCAATCTGCATGAATACAAAATATCGTTCGTAGAGGTGGTCTGATGGCAGACCGGGGCGCGACCGCAGCCGTTATTGCGGAACTCGCAAAATCGAAGAACCAGCCCTTTCACCTGGTTGAGGTCGGCTTTGATTTAACCCCGATCTATATCACCGACGCCTGGAGGAATATTGTCTGGAACGGGCAGACATATACTGCTCTGGGCCATTTCCTGGGCTTCTCGGATATCGAGGAGACAAGCGAGCTTCAGGTAGCGAATCTCACCGCGCAACTCTCCGGAGTGGATCAGTCCGTCATATCCGCCGTCCTCACCGAGAACTATATCGACCGCCCCCTGAAGATCTACAAGGGCCTCCTGGACGAAAACATGGCGGTCATCGCAGATCCCATCCTTATCTTCGAGGGTCGCATGGATAGCCCCGTGATCGAGGAGAACCCGGACGATGGATCCTGTACCGTGGCGGTGACGGCAACGAATGCCTGGGTGGACTTCGAGCGCCTGTCCGGTCGGCATACGAACCACGAGGAGCAGCAGCTCTTCTTCCCGGGCGACATGGGTTTTGAATTTTCAAGCGAGGTGACGAAAGAGATCACCTGGGGGCGAAAGTGATGGAGATCAAGCGCGAGATCCAGCTCATGAATTTCATCGAGAAAAATCTTGGCCGCCCCTTTGCCTGGGGAGAGTGCGACTGCAATACCTTCGCCCTGGAAGCAGTGGACGCCGTCTTTGATACCTCTCTCGCCGAGAAGATCAAGGGACAGTATTTTACCGAGCTTGGAGCCCTCATGTATCGGAAGAAAAGCAGGTGGGGAACTTTTATCAACCTTCTTAAAGAGACCGGTTTTATCGAAGTCGCAAAAGGCTTCGAGCAGACGGGCGACCTTCTGATCGTCGAGGATCCCCGGTGGGAGATGGTCCATATCTCTCTGGGCAGCAAGGTCATGTCGTCTTTGCCCGGCGCGGGAGTGCAGTATTTTTCGGCATCTGTAATGAAAGGCCAACCTTATAGCGTCTGGAGGTTTGGATGCCTGCCGTAATCGCCGTCGTTGCCGCCTATGCCGCTACGCAAGCCGCCATATCTGCGGGCATCGTTCTCGCTGGCAGCTTTGGCGCCACGGCGATCTTTGCCGGGACCATGATGGTCACCTCGATGATAACAAACGCCGTTTTCGGATCGACAAATGATGAGCCGCAATATGATTCTGGATCGTTCGATAAGGGGATCCTGCTCGACAAGGCGGGAAGCAGAGAGCCTATTCCCGTTATCTACGGCACCCGCCGCGTAGGAGTTACCCGCGTCTTTCGGGAGGCCACGGGCGATTCCAACGAATACCTGCATTACGTCTGGACCATAGGCGAGGGTCTCATCTCCGCCATCAATACCGTTTATCTGAACGACGTCGCCTCGACGGACCCGAAATTCTCCGGTTACGTCGACGTCTACAAGCACCTGGGCGAAGACGACCAGCTTGCGGACGCGGCCCTCATGGCTGCCGTTCCCGCCTGGACGGCGAATCACAGGCTGAGGGGTGTGGCCTATCTCTACATCCGGCTGAAATATGACAAGGAAGTGTTTCCAAGCGGCCTGCCCAAATTTACGGCGGATGTCGACGGCCGCCTGGTCTACGACCCGAGGGACGGAGAGACGAAGTTCTCACGAAATCCTGCCCTCTGCGGCCGGGATTACATAACGAACACCCGCTTTGGTCGCGGGATCCCGGAAGCCATGATAGACGACACGGATTGCGCTGCCGCGGCCAATTACTGTGATGAAGAGGTCACCGTCGGCGGCGTTACTCAGGCCCGCTATACCTGTGACGGACTCATAAACGTCGATGACAGTACCCTTTCGAATACCCGGAAGATGCTCTCGTCCTGCCGGGGGATGTTCGTCTTTTCCGGCGGGCTTTATAAATTGATTATCGACAAGCCCGAGAGCGCCACCTTCGCATTCACGGAAGACAATATCACGGGCTCCTGGACCATTTCTCTGGGGACGAAGAAGAACATGTTCAACCGCCTCCGGGCGCGGTTTTACAATCCCGAGCGGTCCTGGCAGGAAGATATCGCTCCCGTGGAGTCCGAGGTCTTGCGTGCCCTGGATAATGGTCTCGTCCTGGAAAAGCAGATCGATCTTCCCTTCACGGCGAATATCAATACGGCGAAGCAGATCACGACGATCGAGCTCAATCAATCGCGTCAGCAGATAGCGAGTCAGTTCTCGGCCTTCATCGAGGGGCTCCGCTGCGAGGTCGGCCGCGTGGTCACGATCAACCACAGCACGCCCGGCTGGTCGGCAAAGAAATTTCGCGTTCTTAATATGGCCCTGAAAAACAACGACGAGGTAAACGTCACCGTCCGGGAGTACGCAGACTCCGTTTACGACTTCGGGACCATCGCCGCCGCCGATGCGACTCCTAATACAAACCTCCCGGATCTGACGACGGCCCTGCCCCCCGTGGATCTTGAAACGTCTGAGGAGATGTATTTTACCGGTAAGGACTTCATGTCACGGGTGACTTTGACATGGAATAAGCCTCAGGATGCTTTCGTGGCCGAATATGATGTGGAATACAAGCTTGCATCAGACACCGACTGGACCCGTGCAACCACCACGAAGGCGCGATCCTTCCTGATCAGCAACCTTGCACCCGGGCAGTACGACTTCCGCGTCCGCTCGATCAACACGATCCTTGTATCCTCGGCCTGGAGCACCATCGGCAGATATATCTTCGGCAAGACGACTCCTCCGGAAGACATCTCGGAGTTCTGGGCCAACGCCTCGATCGGCGGCCTGATCCTTTCCTGGACGTCGGTGTCGGATATCGATATTGACCGCTACAAGCTCCGCTGGCATCCGGATTCCGAGGTCGGGACCTGGGATAAGGCGATCGATATCGGCGAGACGAAGGGAACGAGCCTTACACTGCCTGCAGCGAAGCCGGGGATATATTTTGTGAAGGCGATTGATAAGTGTGATCCGCCTAAAGAAAGCGAGACGGCAAAAGCGGTCATCCTCGACGACATCCCCCAGATCCTGCGATGGAACGTGACGGAGACCCTGAATGAGGATCCGGACTGGACAGGGAGCAAATCGAACATGGTCAAAGTCGGAAGCACCCTGATGCTCGATATCAGGGGCCCCTGGGATGGGATCGCCGATTTTGATGCCGTCATGAACATCGACGGATACGATGCCCAGCCCTCGACCGTAGGCTATTACGAGACGGAAGCGGTCGATCTGGGCAGCATCCAGACCGTGCGGTGTTCCGGAGAAGCAAAGTTCTTCGGTGTCGATACGGAGTCTTTGTTCGATAACATCTCCAATTTCGACGATATCACGAATTTTGACGGCGAGATCAACAACGTGGGCCTCCAGCTCCAGATTGCCCTTTCGCAAAACGGTGTGGATTGGGGCGCTTGGCAGCCCTTCATCGTCGGCGACTACACGGCCCGGGCCTTTAAGTTTCGGATCAAGGCCTATTCCAATTCCCCGACCCAGTATCTCCAGGTGGAAGACCTGGTCTTTATCGTGGATGTGCCGGAGCGGGTTGAGCAGGGCCAGGATGCGAGCGTTCCGGCCGGGGGATCGAGTATCGGATTTGCGACGCCTTACATCGTCGACAAACCGATCATCCGCATCGTCATCCAATCCGCCCAGGCTGGGGACGTCTATCGGCTCACCAACATCGCGAAGACGGGTTTTGACGTGAAGGTTCTGGATAGCGGTGGAAATGGAGTCGCCCGGACCATCGACTGGTACACAACCGGATATTAAGAAAATAGGAGGATCGCCATGCCCCAGCACGATATGGAAATAGCAAATGCCGATGCCAATACCGGCCTGACCATGCGGGCAGCCATCAATGCCGCTCTGCAGGCCCTGGTAAGCAATAATGCTGGAGCCACCGAACCAAATCCGTCATGGGCTTACATGTGGTGGCCCGACACGACCACCGGTCTTCTGAAGATCAGGAACGCCGCAAATGACGGCTGGATCACCGTCGGTACCCTGGCCAGTGCATATCTCGGCCTTGCCGCCCTGGCTGTGGCCAACGAATTTACCGCGACTCAGAAGATCAAGGGCGACGCCCTGGGCCTCAGGATTTACGATACCGGAGGAAGCGGAAAAGAATGGCTGATCCGCTCCGATGGCGGAAATATAGAGATCTGCGAGAACACCGGGACAGAGGGATCTCCGACGTGGACGGTCAGAGTAACAATCAATGCCTCGGGTGTCAGCCTTGCGGCAAATTCCACTAAATGGGATGGAGCCGCAAAGACTGTGTCCACGAGCGATCCTTCCGGCGGTTCGGACGGGGATATCTGGTTCAAATACACAGCATAAGGGACTGAGAGATGGCGACAAAGGTTAAAGTATCCGGCGCCTGGAAGGATGTCAGTAAGGTCCACGCAAAGGTCAGCGGAGCGTGGAAAGAGGTCAATGGCGTTTATGTCAGGGTGTCGGGTGTATGGAAGCAGGTGCATCAGGGCATCACGATCCCGACCGGTCTGATCATCCCTTACTATGACGTTTCAGCTCCTTCCGGCTGGACGCTCTTTACGTCCGCAAACGATAAGTACATCATCGGGGCCGGAACAAAAGCAGTAGGGGCGACCGGCGGAAGCATTACTGTTAATGGACAAACGACTACAATTGGCAGTCACCTCGGAACTGAAAGTTTATTTGTGAATGGCGGCACTCCACTCCACGGAGGCGGATGGGACGGAGATCACTATCATACATTCAGCTTCACTTTTGCCCCTAACAAAAGAAAACTTATCCTCATCAAAGCTGGCGCAGGTCTTTCTCAATTCCCTGTTAAGGGGATCATTCTGACCGCAGAACAGGCGATGGCAGGGTTAACCCAGTTGTTTGATTCAGAGATGAGATATCTGGTCGCTGCCAGCGCTGTCGGAACTGAAGATGATTCAACATCGAAAAATGTATCATCGTCAAGTGCTGGATTACACCAGCACGGAAGCAATATACCGTTAGTGATAGGAAGCGGGGAAAGTTCACCCCGGCCTATTCATATTGCCGCAGGCACTCATTCCCATACAGTTGCCCTGAGCAGCATATCTGCCAATCTGTTGCGGGTCTATCTAAATGCCTTTTATCACGCGACCCAGGCGTTTAACCTGTCCGATAAGATGATTGGGTTGTGGGAATCCCTGACACCTCCTCAAAACTGGGTATTATGTGATGGCAATAACGGCACGCCGAATCTCAATGATGCTCTTGTTCAATTTGCCGCGGCTGCAGGAGGCGGTACTCGAACTGGAGATAACGCTTTAACTTATAGCTACTCCGCAGCGGCAGAGGCCGCACACAATCACGTCGGATCGAGTGTCAATAGTGAATACGGCGCAAACAATGGGAGACATACGGATAATATCAGCATGGGTGCTCACAGTGGATCGCCGTCTGTAAGCGGTTTCGTTCCGCCATATTATGCTTTGGCATTTATTATGTACAAACCGACTTAAAAGGAGGAAGGGAAAATGATAGTTGCTGTTGATAAATACAACGTGTCGGTCATCGAGCATGACAGCCAATACGCCCAGGGACGGGCCCTGGAATATCTTTATTCCCGGGAGGAGTTTGCCGGGAAATTCGGCATTGAAATTCCTGGGGAGGTGACATCCATCTCCTATGAGCCGGAAAGGAATATGTT